GGAAGAAAGCCTCGTCACTGAGGAAATAACGCGCCGCAGCCCACCAGCGAAACCGACCACATGCTCGCAACCGACAGCCAACGTTCCGTTTTTGCGGTGACGCATTTTATGTTATTCGAGTTCCGGCCAAGGATGGGCTGCGACCCATTGGTATTCCCATCCACGCGAAACACCATCCACATTGGCAAGCTGGGATCATCACCGTCGTAAATCGTCAGGGTGCCGGCCTCTGCAACGATCACCGAGACCGCTGGGAACTCCCGCCGCGCCCCGCGCGTGGCGGTGTTGAGCGGCTCGTTATACCAGCTCGTATGCTGGCACCGCTTACGCCATGCCCCACCGTCTGAGTCCTTGCTGGTGTCGTAAACAAACACATCTACGGCTGTGACAGCTTTGGTGGCTGCGATTGCTTCTAGCCGCGAAACCTCAAGGATTAACCAGCGAGCTGAATCATTGGCAGGGTCCGTGTTGCTAACTCCTCCAACTTTGTCGCGATAGGATTTGAAGTTAGTCGGGGAAACAACACCATCGCCAATCGCGTATGATGTCCCAGCGACCCACAGCACTGCCCCAGAAGCCGCCACCGCTTCATTGCGATACTCAAGGGCCTGGTTTTCGCTTGCCGCTGCTGCCGCCTCGCTGCTTGCCGCTGCCGCCGCGCTTGCTTCACTTTGGTTTTCTTTTGCAGTTACATTTGCGGCTGTTGCGTTTGCTTCTGTCACAAAGGTGGGCAACGCAGCCACGAACGTATCAGCGCGCGTTGAAAACGTAGCCGGATCCGTCCTACTTGGCGCTGGTGGTAGCTGTGTGATGCTCATGTCAAGCCCTCGATTTCAAGTGTGGCAAACGCAATGGTTGGCGTTTGCAAGTTTATACGAAAATCTCTTGGAAAACCATAGACCGTGCCGCCGAAGTCAATCTGTTCTTCTTTGGTGTAATAAACAGCGGGCTTGGCGCGTAGATCGCTAAGGATGCGACGAACCCTGCGCGATGTAGCAGTTGGAAACGCAAACTCAAAGCTGACTGTATTTGCAAACGCGCGCTCAAGAATAAACGTGCGGCCAAACTCGTCTTTGCTTTTTGTGCTAAAGTCCTCAATCCCAAGCGATGTGCCAGTGGTTGATTTGCCCAATTCATTGTCAACGCCAAGGACAATCTCCCCGATCGCTATTGTACCACTGCCTGTCAATTCAACAGTAACGATTGCCCCGTTATAAATTGGCAGGTCAGAAAGAATAACCTCTCGGCGCTGAACGACTGGTGCGTAGAAATAAGTGAACCAATCAATTACGCCAGACGAATCAGAAAGTGGAGCCGTGATTGTTGGCAAGGCACCATCCACAACGTCTGTGATGTCAACAGTGACCGCAGATCCGATTAGGTTTAGCAACGCCAAGCCGCCGTAGTTGCCGTCAACCGTAAAAACGTATTCAATTGACGTGGCCTGCGTGGTCTGCCCTTCGATTGATCCATCAAAAACGCGCCAGCGATTGGTGGCCCCAATGTCCAGCCAAGTTGTTTCGTCGTCCGTTGTCGGATTGGTGCCTGTGCTGTTTTGCAGCGCTTCATAAATGCGGTGCGTGCTAAGAACGATAACCTTGTCGCCAGTAACGTATGCAGTGCCAACATCCCACAAGTCGAAGTCATTTTCTGGCACCGTGCTGGATGTGAGGATCGCATCCGTCATTTCGATTGGGTCAATAACTCTCATGCTGGGCGCTCCGGTGGCAGGCCAATTACATCAAACTCGCGCAGAACGCGGTAAGTTCTATCTGTGTTACGGGCAGTCTGGATACCAAGCTGGCGCTGCTCATCGCGCATGGCAGCCATTTCGCGCCGCAGTTCTTTCAACTCAGACACAACAGGCGCGTTCGAAAGCATCTGCATTGTGTTTGCATTGCTGTGAATTTGGCTTGGCCCCGTGAACTCAAGTTCTGGACCGCGCTCACCCACGATGCGCGCACCGCCCATGTGAGAGCCGCCGGCGGCAAACCTAGGGACGGCTCTAAGCTGTGCATCCAAATATGCCAGTTCTTCCTGCGCGCGGCGGATGTCCGCTTCAAGCGCAATGAATGTGGGATTTGCGCCTCGGATTTCTGGACGACTCCCAATGCCCAAAAATCCCTTTTTGCGAGACTGCAAGACGACTGTGCTAGGGGTGCCTGATATGGCATTCTGCGCGTTTGTCAGTGTTTTCTGAGCCGCAGCCCTTTGCGCCTCCAAACTTGAGACTTGCGATTGGGCTGATAACCTTTGAGACAAAATTAAATCTTGAATTGCCGTCGTCAAATTCATAACACGCCGTGTGTTGTTGGCCGTCTCGCCTGCGATCAGCTTCAGTTCTGAAAGCTGGTTCAGCGCCTCCCGCGCCGCAAACAGCGTGTTTTCGTCGATGTTTTCGTTTGAACCGCCGAGGCTTTCCAGCCGGTCAATCGTGCCGCTGCCGTTGGCGTCAACAGCGTTAAACACAGATCGCAGTTGAGCATCAGTAGCAATATGCCCCAGCCCGCGCTGCAACTCTGCAAACGTCAGCTTGCCATCAAGGTTGCTGTCGATGGTAAAGAACCCATCATTAATTGCTCGCATCATCTTTTGCTGCGTGTCGCTTTGCAGCTTTGTCAGATCGCCAATGCCGCTGCTGATTTCATCAAGCAGATCAATCTGCATTTCCTCAAATGTTGCCACTGCGGGCAATGCCAACAGGCTTGTTGCAGTTTGCGCAATAAAACGGTCCACCTCAAGCCCCGTGCGGGCCTGTGAGCGAGCTTGGTCAATCGCGCTTTGTGCTGACTCAGTGATACGTCCAGAGGCCCCCACATCGCCGCCCTGCGCTAGCGCCAAGTCCTGACGGAACGAAAGCTGTGCCTGACCAGTTATGCCCCGCACAAATTCAACAATACCCCGACCTGCGCTTGCCAGCCCTTCAACGGCACGACGCTGTGCCTCGATAGCTTCTGCCGCATCACCCATTGCCAAGATAAAGCGGCGAAGCTGGCGGTTGACCGGCTCTGTCGCGGCAATCTCACGCTCGCGCAAAGCAACCGTGTCGTTTTGCAGGCGCAGCAATTCAATTTCAAGGTTGGCACGCTCATTAAGGATTGCCCGCGCGGCCTGTTCGCGCTCTTGTTCCATCTGGGCCAGCGTTTGCAACGACTGGATCAGGCCTTGCGTAGCATCTGCATTGGCTTGCAGCCGTGTCGTTATTTCCGCAACGCGCGCGTTATGCTCTTTCTCAACATTTTCCAACGCAGCATTGTTGGCATTAGTTGCCGCCTCAAGTCGCTTGGCTGCACGCTTGGCACCGATAGACGAAAGCAAGGTCAGTCCAGCAACGACAGCGCCGATCACGGGAAGCGCTGCGCCGATAGCCGTGCCAATGCCGACCGCGCCACCGGCCCCAAGCCCGCCGCTAATAGCACCCATCATCGGACTAAAGCCGCCACCAGTCATTAATCCATTCATTGTGACCGATGCGCCGGTACCAATGCTTCCTGCGAAGGACCTATACTGCCAAGCATACCAGCGCCGCCTGTGGCTGCAGATGCCGCAGTTCCCATCGCGCTTCCGCCCATGCCCAACGACAGCAGAATCTTGTTCTTAATCGCAAAGGAAATCATCTGCTTTATCGTGGAAACAAATATATCATTGATCGACTTCAAGCCGCCAGTAAAGCGGTCAACCATGTTGTCCACGGCCTTGCCGATGCCATCCACGACAAACCCCTGCATGGTGCTAGCGTAGCTTTGCGCTGCTTGCTCGGCGTCTGTCAGTGCTGGGGTCAACTTCTCAACTGAGCTTGCTGCGGCGACAGCTCCAGCGCTAACATCGGAAAGCCCCAGACACGCTAGCGTCAAGACTAATTTCCAATTTGCTATTTGCAGATGTTGTTGCAATCGTTTGCGTCATTTGCTCAGAAAGTGCGCCAGTAACCATTGTTACCGCTCGCTTTCGTTCACCTTCAGCCAATGCCAATTGGCGCTCGGCTTCTGAGACTCGCGCCAATGCGGTTGCCGCATTTTGAGCCATTGCAATTGAGTATCCAGAATCCCCGCCTGCAGTTAATGGATTTGCGTCAAGCAAGGCATTTCCGGCTGTTGCAACAGCTCGCGCTTTTGCCAGTTCTCCGCGTGCCGCATCAAAAGCAGACTTTGCAAGTTCGTGGTTCGAGTTTGCCATATCAATGGCAGAAGCCGCCGCTGCGGGTGTTACATCTTGCGAAAACTTTCGAAGTGCCGAATTTAATTCTTTAGTCCCAAGCGCCGCGTCATAAGCCGCTGTTTCGCCTCTTTTGCGTTATCACCCCATAGAACCCACGCCGTAGCGCCCGCGCCCAATATGCCATAGACAAGACCCAGCGGCCCTCCAAGTGCGATAAGAGCAATCCGCGCCGCTGTGACTATGGACGTGAATATAGTTGTAGCAATGCCTGTTGCAGTCATGCCTGCAGTCAGCGCGACAAAGCCCGTAACCAGCGCTGGGATTTGCGTGGCGGCAAGAGTCAAAATTACAACGCCTAGAATTTTTGCATTTTCTGCAACAGCGGTTAGACCGCGAACTAGTCCTGTTATGGATTGGACAACAGCGCGAATTACAGCTGTCAAGCCAGCGTCGCCTAATGCAATTGCCAGGCCTTCTGCCGCAGAAATTACGCCTTTTAAATCGCCGCCCAAGTTGTCGCGCATGGTTGCAGCCATTGTCTTTGCCGCACCGTCTACGCGGTCAAGTTCGTCACCAAACTCGCCAACGCGATTGGCCCCGTCAATAAGAACCAAAGCACCGGAAGCTGCTTCGCGTCCGAACAACGTCATTGCGTCCGCTGTGGAAAGTCCTGCCGCGCCTAGTCGTGCCATCACAACGCTAAGATCGTTTGCGGCAGGGTCTACATCAGAAAGCGTGAGGCCAAGGCCCTTGAGCACCTTTTCAGCCTCTGAAGTAGGTCCAGCCAATGACGCCAAAACGCCACGCAAGGCGGTTCCTGCGCGCTCGCCTTGAATACCGGCATCGGACAAAACGCCAATAGCGGCTGCCGTGTCGGAAAGACTCATGTCAAGTGCTTTTGCAATAGGGGCAACGGTAGACATTGCAGACCCAAGCTGCCCGACAGTTGTGTTTGCCCTTGTAGACGCGGCGGCCAGAACGTCGGCAACTTGCGCGGCGTTGTTGGCAGAAATTCCAAACCCCGACATGATGTTTGAAGCGGTGTCAGCCGCTTCAGCCAGGCCCATTTGTGACGCCGTTGCCAAATCTAAAACAGCCGGAATTGCCGCCATGGCCTCCGCTGCATTGAACCCGGCCATGGCCAAAAAGTTAAGGCCGTCTGCGGCTTGGCTTGCGCTGAACTCTGTTGTTGATCCAAGCTCTTTTGCAATGTCGCGCAGGGATTTAAGCTCTGAACCCGTGGCGCGGCTTACAGCTCCAAGCCGGGAAATGCTTGATTCAAAATCAGCAATGATGCGCACCGCGCTGCCAAGCGAAACAAAAGCCCCCAGCGCAGCGCCTGCTGCCAATGCGACAGCATTAAAAACTTTTCTTAGCGGACCCGCCAAAGCTCTGAATGTCACGCTCGCCACGCTTTAGAGCAGAGGTGTCAAGACCAACGACAAGGTTTGCAAAGTCTGCCATGTTTTAATCCTTGAAATATTTGCGGCCCACCGGTCAGGGAGGTCCGTTTATTGTGCAGACTTGCGGTCGGCTGGCGGTATTGAAAACGGGCTTGTGCCTTCGTTCATGCCAGAGACAAACGCCTCTGACATTTTGCGCAACAGATTGGCCTCCCAAGGCTCAATGTCAGTCATTGATCACTTGCTCAATTGGCGGAATTGCAAACACGCTTTCACCATCTCGCCGGGCTTTTACAAAGGCTTTCGACATTTGCATAATACCACGAAATTCCCACGGGTCCGACAGGTTTTGCGTAGCCTGGGCATATGCCCAAACTTCAGACCATGATACAGGAATTTCCGCGCCCATGCCAGCCGTTGCGCTGGGTCCAACTTCAAAAAGCGCATCAAGCAAATACTGGCCTTCATTGACAGGCACCATAGGCACCTGCCGCTTTTGCGCGATCAGCTTTTCAACGCGGGTTTCGGTCCAGTGATCGGGCTTGCTATTAAGATGCCCGATCTGTGCCGCCGCAAGTTCAAGCTGACTTAGGCGTTTCCCAAAAAATTGGAACGCTTTGTGGCGTGATTAGCGACCTGCTCAACAAACGAACGCTCGCCCTCAACGCCGTTGATTAGCTGCAAGTTTAGGAACCATTCTACGTCCGCTGGTGCCTTTGCAGGCTTGTCGCCGCGATTGATATTCTTAAACCCGATCACAAGCGGGATTGCTGTCTCAACAAGGCGCTGGTGCATATCCTCTAGGGATGCTTCGTCATCGCCGCTGTCTTTGCCGTCTTTTTTATCCTGCGCCATTTTCAACTTGCGGATTTTGGCAAGCGCTGCCTGCGCCTCACGGCTTTCAGTTCCACGAACAACCACGATGCAAGGCTTGTCGCCGTCAAAGATTGGCTCTGCCGTTGCTGGGTTTTGCAGGTGAAGGTCGCGGCCCTGTTCTGCGGCTGCGCGGCTGTCAAATTTGGTGAAGTCCACTTGTCTATCCTATGTGGCTTGTGTGGCTTAATGGGCAGGGACGACAAGCCACAAGCCGCCCCTGCCCTACTGTCGCTCGACAGATTACGCTGTGACGGTTCCGCGAACAACTGCGCTGTTGCCACGGATCACAAAGGTTTCGCCCTTGTATTCAGAAGACGAACGCGCCCGGTCGCGGACGTTTGCGACAACGCCCATAAAGAACGCCAACTTGCCGTCAGCGTCTTCGATCTTGAACGACTGCGCGGTGTTGGTGCCAGCGGATGCACGGACTAGAATCTGGCCCGCGTCATCACTGATAAAGCCGTAGCTGACAGCAATTTCGCCCAGATCAGACGAACCGTTCACATGCTCAACGCGCCCGATCAACGTATCAATTGTGATGCGTTTTTGCGTGTCACCGACTTCGCCAACATCGACGATGCCTTTGATTTCGACGTGAACCTGTGCTTTGTATCCGGCCTCATTAAAAGTTGCAGGAGAACCCGCGACCATTGAGACCTTTGAGCCAATATACGACGTGCTCATTTCTTTGCCCTTTCGGCTGTGTGGCCTTGGCCACAGTTAAGTTTTGCGCCTGCTTTTGGCCATCGGCCAGCCCAGCAAGCAAGGCACTCATGCAGAGGCTTCGTATTCCGCGCGCACCGGAACGCGCCAATCTGACCCGTCTTTAAAGCCCTGCAAAAACTGAAGGAGGATGGATGATAACAACCACCCCACCGACAGAAACATTTAGGCGCAAGCCCATTGGATAGCGTGCCGCCTGCGGTTTGTCCGTCACTGCGTCATTTGTAATTCTTGGTGTGTATTACTTTTTCACGATAGGCTCCGATACTCTATAAAAATGGGTGTTTCCCAACGCTGCCCCTCTTCGCGACCGCTGCGAATGGTGGTGCCAACGATTGTGACCTTTGTCCCGTTGGCTTCCAGAATTTGCGCCCGCGTGAAATAATCAGAAATTGCACCGGCCTGCTTGCGGGTGACAATGTCGTAACCGTCCAGCGTAGAAACCAAGTTAACAATCAAAAGCCTTGGCGCGTGTAAACTTGATCCGACAAGCCCAGCGGCACGTCATCGTTTCGCAAGTGCTGTATGGTCAGGTGTTCGCCTGCGGGCTTGTCCCCGCCCTTGCGTGGCCATATCGCCGTGTAACCAAGCCCGGCAATCATAACCTCGGCCTGCACATTTAGCGCCTGCGTGATATTGCTATCAATGTCACTCATTGCCTGCGAATCTCCAAACCAATTTGCTTAACAACCGCCGAAAACTCTTGAACAGTTAGCGTAACCATGCCTTGTGGGGCTTGCCGGGAAAATCCGCCAACAGTTTTTGGCCCTTCGCCATAACCGCCCTCTTCAAGCCTGCGGATGTACGGCAGATTGTTGGCAAGATAAATTGTGTCACCCGCCTTAAAACCTGCGCTTTTTGCCGTTGCTTGGGATACTGTGGCTTTGCCGCTTTTGTCGTCAATTTCGACCGTACCAGCCGCAGGCGTTCCGATGGAAACTTGCCAATTTGAACGCGCCCGCCCGGTGTCAACCGGCGTTTTGTAAATTATGCGCGCGAATAGCTCCAAAGCAACTTTGCGGACAATCTGGTCCATCTTGTCAGCCGTCTTGCGCTGAAACTTGTTTATGTCGTCCTCAAATCTACCCACTTAAATTTATCCTCTGCACACCATGTCATAAAGCGCGGTCTGCCCACCCGATGCCACGCGGCCAAGAATTTTGATTGTCAGTGTGCCACGGTCGCAAATTACTTTGTCGTTAAGCGTGACCTCGATTGATGCAGGCTCTACAATTACTTGGAAGTCACCGGCTCGGATGTTGGTGCCGTCTATGCGCCGCTCGGCAATCTCAAAGACCGCCATGCGCACAGACACCGGCGCAGGTGTAACGCCCGCAGTGCCGCCTGTTGGGTCTGAAGGCCCGCCGCCAGATGCCTGTGGCGTCGGCTGCTGAATGGTCCCTGTCTGGATTGCGTCAGGCTGTTTAGCTGCCAGCTTGGCAAACGCCGCTGTGACTTGGCTTGCAATGGTAGCCATTAGCCGCGCCTCATGCTGACCATGCCGGGACCGCCCCGGATGTACCCAAGCAGCAATCCATCAACTGCAACAATGCGGGGCTTGCCAGTCGGCAATGTCTCGCTGTCAATTGTGATTGGACCGACCTTGATGCTTTCGCTTGTGCTGCTGTTTACAATCGTTGCAAACGGCTCGATGCCGCCCTGCAAAATGTATGCCACTTCAAACTGCGCATAAATAATCTTTTGGGGAATTGAGTCAGGGTTTACCGGCCAGTCGTTTACAAGGTCATTAACCAAACGCGGCCATGCTAGTTGCTGAAACTGGTATTGCTGCGAGCCGATAAACATATACTTGCGATCAAGAAATTTTGCCGCCTTGCGCAAGTTTATTTCGTTCGACGCTTCTGTCGCTTCTAAAGTAAAGCCCTGATCAATTGCATAGGAATCATAACCCGCAAGCGTGCCGTAGCTGTCAGCGGTCACGCCGCCGATGGTGGTATCAAGTGCCATTGCAGCGCCCCTTGTTTGTCAGAATAACCTTTATGAAGGGGCGAACCGAAGCCCGCCCCTCTGTAAAAATTAGCCTTGCAGCGTGGCGACAAAATCGCCTTTCCAGACCTTCGCACCGTAGAAAGTGGTGATGTCCAGCATCGACTTGCCGTAGCCTTTGTACATCGCCATCTCATAGACCAGACCAGAGAACGGGTCTTGCACGGTCAGGCGATCGGCAGCCATGTCGCCGCCTTGTGGCATGGCAGGCGGACGCACAACAAGCTCAGCCGCAGCGCGGTGAAACGCGAAGTTGCCGACGTAGCTGCTGCCGACTGTGATTGCGTTGTTGTCTGCAATTGCAACGCGGATGCCGGGGCCTTGAATCGTCAAGTTTCCAGCCGCGCCGACGAAGCCAGTGGCAACGACATACTTGTTTGCAGAGTCAGCTGCAAAAGTAATAACATCGCCAGCTTTGTAGCCGGTCGCACCTGCGGTCACGGTATCAACCGCAATAGTGGTATCGCCAACTGCCAACGCGCCGTTGGTTAGACCATTTGTGGCTGTGCCTTTGACGTGCGACACGATGCCGTTGCTTTCCTTCAGCATCAGGCCCTGCAAGTTCAGCAATTCGCCGCGACGTAGCAGGTCTTCACCGCCAGCCTCGTTTACCTTCTGCAGCTGGGCCAGGTTGCGCAGCTTGGTGCCGGCGGCTGTGTTGATCGCCAGAGTCGCTTGGCCGTCCAGCGGCATTCCGTTGTCACAAGAATCTGGCGCGCCTCGGCAATCACGTCAAAGTTAGTGCCAAATGGAGTCGTGCCAGCGGTGCCAACTGCGCGAGATGCACCCTGATAGAGTGTTAGCGCAGCGTAGTTTTCGATCTTGTTAGTGATACCGCGCATTGCCTGCGCGATCTGGTCGCCGTAGATGGTCTCGTACCCTGCGCCGTTGTTCAGTTTCAAGATGTCTTCGCCGGTGTACGGGATCTTGACGTTGGCCACCTTGTCGATTGTCGCGGTCTTGTTATCGATGGTCTGGTCGTCGCCTTCAGGGATGGTCATTGATGGGGTGTAAGATTCGTTGACCAGCGAAGCCCGCGTAAACGCAGACCGCACAACGCCGCCGAACGCAACGCGCTCAGTGCCAGCGTTTACGGTCATGGAGGGAATCACGCCGACCAGTTCGCGACCGACGATGTCGGCGGCCTTGTAGATGTCTGCTGCGAGGTTGTCAAAAACGTTTGCCATGTTCAGTTAGTCCTTTTGTGGGGGTCAGCCTTGAATGCCGCCGCCTGATTTTGAGTGATTAGCACGCTCGCTTTGCGACATTGCGTCGAACTGCGCTCGCGTTACCGTTGGCTTGTCAGGCGTCCCGCCAGTCGATGCCGGTGGCTTCCCGCCGCCGCCTTTGCCGCCGTCCCGAACCGCGTAAGGCTTGGATGCGGCAAGTTCCTTAGCCAAGTCGGCCAAGGTCGCACCGTGATCAGCACCGCTGCCAATCATGGGCTTTCCGTCCGAAGTCATGATCTTTGCAGACCCGTCTTCGTGAAACTGTAGACGCCCCATCGCGCTGCTGGCGATGTCGTCAATTGATTCTGCGATAAACCCAGCTTTCGCGAGTTCTGCTTTCAAGTCAGACGACGCGCTGCGCTGCATCATCTTGCTGATCCGGTCATTTGCGCCGGTCAGCTTGCCTTCGTAGTCAGCCGCCATTGCGTCCAGCTTGGCTTGCGCGTCATCCGCGCCCTTGCCGCTGCCCTTGGCCTTTTCGGTCAGGTCCGCAATCTTGGCGTCCATATCCGCAGGCGTGCCATATTTGGCCCATGCCGCTGCATTGCCGCGCTCTTTGGATAGGGCGGTTTTGAGGCCGGTCACGTCCTCTGGGGCGGCAAGCGCGCCAAGATCAAGGTGGCCGTCTGCCACATGCGTTTGAAGCCACGCCGGAAGCGTGGTTGCGTCGGTGATTTCGATTTTCATTGGTTCAGCTTCCCGCTGTTAAGGTTCGCATCCGCGAGTAAAAAACCCAGCAAAAGCAGGGTTTAAGGTCGTGTGGTTTGGTGGTGGGTTATCTAAAAGTCGTGAATCATGTCATTTGTTGCCTCTTGCCATATATCGTTTTGTGACCTGAAGATTTGATCTCCTAGAAGTTTTTCTTCAGGATAAGCCCAAAACAATATGCTTTTGTTGTCATGTGCTATTCTAAGTTTTACAAATTCATCAGTCATCTGATATATAGGATGTGAAAATGCAAGCTTAAACTCGTCGAAAAAGCACTTCTTTGATGAACAGCTTATAAACGATTCAAATCTACAATTAAGAGACTTAGATATTTCAAGCGAAAACGTAGTCCATTTTTCTCAATGTATGAAGCTGCAAGCAATCTGCCTGCCCTTTTTGCTATCCCATATTCAAATTCGTACTTACGTTCGCCCCAGGCACGGCCCAACATCACTCGTCGCCCAGCATCTTGACGACGCGCCCATGCTCTAGGGTTAGGTTCTCTGCGGCGAAAACCCTCATATCCCATTCTTGTCTTATGCTTTTATGCAACTCACCAGAAAGCCCGACCAGTGCATTAGCTTGGCCAACGTTCATTCTCCCTTCGCAGACCGCTTCCATTGCGGCCAGCAAAAGCGCTCTATGGTCGCTTGGACTAGTTATTTTATTGGTTTTCATATCTCTGCCCTCCCAAGGCAACCCATTTTGTAAACCGGGCGGGCTGGATGGGGCCAGCTTTTCGGCGTATCCGCCTATCCCTTTGCAAGCCTTAAAGCATTGCCCTCAATTCTGCAAGCGTCAACTCGCGCCCGTTGCCGTCTACCAAGTCGCGAAACTTGATCTTGCCATCGCGCCAGAGTTGCGCGCGTCCTACGCCCAACTTGTCGTTTTGCTCTGCCACGTCGCGACGGGATAGCCAGCCCTCAAACGTCGTGTCGGCTGCTACCTGCCCATCCATGCCTGCCCGCGTGGATGCTGGCACTTCGTCGATGTCAAACCCTAGCTCGCGGAACGACTTGAGCACCGGGACCGACGTGCTTCGACATCCCCAGTGCAGATTTCCAGGACCGCCGCCCCATGGGATATCATGCTCAATCGGCTTGTGCGTATCAACTGTGTATGTCAGCCCGTCGCGGACGGCGCAAAGCACTGTGGTTCGTAAATCAATTGTTGATACCCACTGCAACGATTTGATGATGTCTTCGTTGCCCTCGTAAAAGCGATTGCCGCGACTTCTGCGACACGGCCTGCGTTGCCGACCTCACAAGGCTTTCGGCATTGCGCCGGGAAATCTCCATAAACCCCTGAACGGGTGATCCGTTCTGCGTCCCGCCGCGAACAGCGCGGATTAATGAGGCGTTTGTCTGCCCCTCAGCAATGCCCAGCCGCATAGCGTCCGTAAAGCGTTGCAGCGTGTCGCCAGCCTGCCGGGATAGCCAGTCCGATACCGGCGCACCCTCGATCAGCACGCCGTCAACAATCGCCGCAAGCTGCCCGCGCGTGATTGACGTTGTGATAAAGTCAAAGCCCAGCGCTTTGTTGATTGACGATCCGGCAAACGTGTTTTCAACGTCTGCCAGTTCACGCAGTTCACCGATCAGTCGGGTGCTTTCGCCGCGGTAAGCTGCGCGAATAGTTTCCTTGACCTGGCTCAACAGCTTTTCCAGCCGCGCCGCCTGCCGAGATGGGGCCGCAATGCCCGTTGGGTCAATCTTGGCCAGCTGCGCCACGATGTCGCCCTCAAGTTCTTTGAGAAACCGCGCCGCATCCCGCAGCTGGCCAGCCGTCAGCCGTTGCAGGTCCAGCGCGCGGCCCGTGATAGCGTCAAGGATTTCATCGTTTACGCTGGCCATTGGGTCACTTCTTTGGCTTGGGTTTACGCTTTGTCGGTGTCTTTGTGCCGTATGCCATTTATGCCTCCAATCCAAGTGGGTTGCCTACAATCATCGGCGACGCCGACGCAATGCGGTCAGCCTCGTCTTGCGGGTTCAGGTCGCTGGCAACCATGCCGCGTCGTGCAAGCTCGCGCAGGAACGTTTCGCGGCTCATGTTGCCAGACTGCACAGCCTGCAACAGAACCGCCATCTCTTGCGCAGACATCATGCCGGCTGCGAATTCCTTGTTGACTGTCACGGTCGGCGTTACGTCATCGCGGCCAGCGTATTGCAGCATATAGATCATCGCCTGTTCTAGCGCGTCTTGCAGGGAATCAGCCGTCATAGACAGCTGCGACGTTCTTTTTCGGCATCAAGCGCGGCCCCGGTGGCGCTTTCAGACGACACGCGGGCAACAGTCAGTTGCAGGCCCAGCGTTTCCATCTGAAATTCAAGGTCTTTAAGATCTTGCCGTCCGGCGTCGATCGCTTTGCCGCTATGCTCAACCCACTTGAGGTCAGCCGCCGGGTCGTTGGCCGTGGTCATCTGGCCAACGCTAATTGTGATCGGCTCGTCGTCTTGGCGGCCCGAACCGAACAGGATCGGCACCCGCGCGAAGTGCAGCACGTTGCGCTGGTCAGATTGAGACTGCCAATGCGCGATGTTGCAATCGGCCAAGTCGTCGAGCATAGGTTCGCCCGTGAAGAACCCGGTGCGGTTGGCATAAAACGGCACGAGCGTAATGTCATCCATGTCGCTGATAGTCGGCTCTGCGAAAAGCACATATTCGCCATGGCCGCCTTCGCGCTTGCGATAAAGCCGGGTCATAACGCCGCCAGCTTCCATCCGGTCCAGCACGCGAACCTGGTCTATTTCGACGCTTTTGAATTCGTCCTTGGGATCTTGCTCAGTGACGGACTCCATCAGCCGCAACTGCGCCAGCACTGTGACGTTGCTGACAAGCTCTGTGCGCCAGCCCAGCACGTCCTCAACGCGGATATGCGACAGGTACGGGCGCAGGCCCATAGACGCCACAGCGGCCCGCGTTACCTGCTCAGGCCGCGCCGGTGCGTCAACTAGGATATAAGCAATGCCAGCAGACAAGCCGTCCTGAAACACGTCGCGCGCAAACGTGGATAAATCCCGTCCGGCAAGGTCAATATTCTTGGCCCATTCTGCAATGTCGTCTGGCGTTTCATCGGCAAGCTCAACTGGCTTGCGAAAGACCCGGCCAGTCATGTCGCGGATTGCCTTCTTGTAGCCGTTAAACAGCCACGACATAGCCAAGCGCTCGTCGTATGTCTCTTGCGATTCAGCCGTGAACTTTGGCAGGTAAGTTGTGCTTTTGCGGCGCATGCCCTGCGTGCCGCCCATCAAAGCGCGACCACGGGCGGAAGCTTCCACCATCTGTGCGACAGCTTTTGATCTTGCGGCGACTGCGGTCATAAACGTAAACTCCGAGATTCAAATGTGGGCTTCACGACGGGCATTTCATACGCTAGCGGATATCCTGCTGCGTCATTCTGGTGGTCAAGGCCCGTCTTTTTGTCAGGCTCGCCGTTAGCGTCGTATGCCTGCTGCTCAAGGCAACGGGCAGTCTCTGGGCACGTATCGGGATTGACAAACACGCGCTTGTTTGAAACGCCATGTTGACGGCTAGGATCCGGTCCTTAACGCGGGGGTTCGACGGCTTGGCGCGGATTGTAAAACCTGCGCCGCGTAACAACCCGATGTCAGAGATTGATGCGCCCTTGCTGCTGGCGTTAGCGCCGCTGGCGTCGGGATATATCGTAACGTGGTGCCCTGCCCAGCGGTCCTTGATCGTGTCAATCATCGCCGGGGTGTCTCGCCCGCCCTTGATTTCGTCCACGCAGTGCCAATCGTTTTCGCGCAGGACGTAAGCGCACGCGGCCATGTTGCCTACGTTAAAGTCCATGCCCAGCTTGATAGGCTCGCCAGGTCGTAGCGTCTCGCGGCTGCGGTTTACTTCGCGGTCGTATGACGTGTAAACGCTGCCCGATGTTAAGTTGACAAATTCGCCATCCAAGTATGCGCTAATTAGTTCGTCTGGGTAGGTGTCCAAAAGCGATTGGATAAAATCAGGCGGCAAGTGCTTGTTGTCTTGGGTTCTAGCCCTTAGCAAACGCCTGCCTTCGCCTGCGTCTTTTACAAAAATTCGGTGCATCGCTTTAAAGCCTTCCGGCGTTGATACGATGACCATTTGCCGAACATTGCCAGCCCGCAAGCGGCCCATTAGCTTTTCGAATGCTGAATATGCAAGGGCTGCCTTGGCCGTGTCAAATTCGTCCAAGATCACCCACGCGGCGTTTACGCCGATTAAGCGGTCGTAACGCTCCATGCTCTTGCAGATGATGCGTGTCTGCTTGCCGGAAACGGTGCAGTAGAAAATAACCTCTGACTTATTGAAGTGAAACGGGATACCAAATTCTTCGAGCGCGGCTTCAACTTCCGGAATCAGGATTTGCGTCAATAACGGAAAGTTGGGCTCAGTTATAATCCCGTCAGACCCAGGGTTCAATAACGCCAAGGTGCACGCCTTGCGGGCAACTGCGTATGTCTTTCCGCCTCCGTAGCCGCTCACAAGCCCAAGGATGCGCGTTGTGGTGTCCTCGATCAGGTCAAACTGGTGTGGCAGCAGGGCTATTGTTCTGGTGCTTGCAGTTGTCAAAATGCCACCGTTTCATGTTTGAGACACTACCTAATTTTCCGCAATTAGGGCATTGCGCTTGGCGCTTTGCTTTTTCCGATATCTTTGCTTTTGTCTCATCCGATTGAGACTTGCCAAACATGGGGTTCTTGTCACCTGCTATCTTAGCGCCGTTGCCAAAGTTAGGGTTTTTGCGTCCGCGCGTGTCGTACGCGCCGGCCATCCCAGAAACCCTTTTACGGTATTTTGTGTTCAGCGCCTTTAATTCCTTGCTAGGGTCAACAAGGTCGCGGTCAATTTGGTTTCGCAGCGTCAGGTCAACAGCAACGGCGCGCGGCCTGTAAGTCTGCACAAAGGATATCACGGCCCCGACTTCGCTGTTCTTCTTGCCGTACCTTGGGTTGTTTTCCCCAGAAACGGACGGCCTTGAGCCTCGCATCATTGCAAGCGCCTCTTGCGAGTGCTTCTTGCCCTTAAATGGGTTGTTTTGAGTATAATACTCAGACCGCCACGCCGCGTCTTTTCTAGCGATCAAGTCATACGTTCTTGACGTAACCTTAACGCCACAAGCTGATTTCGTATTCCCGCGCGACATATACGCCAATGCCGCCCACATCTTACCGCCGTGGATTCTTGCCAGCAACCTGTGGGCTACAAAGTGCGCCTTTGGTGTGAGCCTGACAATATTGGTCGGCTCGTTACCGCCGCCAAGGCTTCTTGGCACAATGTGGTGCATTTCAGTGCGTTCAGTCAAAGACCTCGCCGTGAAGGCGTCCACAAGTTTTTTATAAGCTAAGTGATTGTCCATATCGTCAACATACGATTAATCGCGCTTGATCACAACTGTTATGTGTCCAGCGTCCGGTGCGGTGTCTCCGTTAAACATGCCAAGGTGCTTGCCGAGTAGCTCAGCGCCCTTGTAAAATCCCATCACATTGTCAGTCGATCGCGAAAGGCCAATTGCTTCCTTGATAATACCCAAGACATAATCTTGCGTTATCTCAGTGCGTGCCGATCTTTCCGACTGCGCAGAGGCTATTGCTTCGGCTATGTAGGGTTTTGATAGGTTTTCGCACCCAACGAATCTTGCGGTCTTTGCGCTGTATCCAGCACGAATTGCGGCCTGTGTCGCGTTCAGGTCAACTAGGTATTCTTCAACAAACCTTGCTTGCTTTGGCGTCATGGCCATCAGGCGTCCCGCCTTTGCTATCGTTAAGGCATCCCGCCCATTGGTCGTCAGTAACGCCCCCGGTATTGAGCATCGTCGAGAGGCCTGGGGGTGTTATTTGGTTGCGCAGACAGGATTTGCACCTGTGCTCTCTTGGGTATGAACCAAGCGGGATGCTACTTCCCCACCGCGCTAGAATAGCTTAATCGCGCTTTAAGACGGAATTATCCCGTAACGCTCGTTTGGCTTTTGCCTATCTAGCATCACTGCACTGCGCGGCTGGGTAGTCCCGGTCCGCCGCAACTTATACCCTATATGGGCGCGAATGCGGCGATAATACCACAAGCGGACAGGGTGCGCAAGATGGTCATATCTTTCGGGTAATCTCCACCCGAACGACGCAGCAGCTAGGGCAAAGAATTGGTGAATAACTAAGGGTTGAAAACGATACGCCCAGCCCATTTTGGGAGGCCCCTCGTATTGCTTTGTTCAGATCGGCAACGGCTTGATTGATTTTGTCTGCGTGCTCTTGGTCTGTCATTCTGTGATTCCTTGTTTTGCCTTCGGTCGCCCCAGTGGCAAGGCCTTGGCGGCTGCGGCGTCTACGTCAGCGGCGTATGCCTCAACCTGGGCGGCTACCTTTGCAGCGTATGCCACTGGCACCCACCCCGTAGGTAGCGCTTTAAACCCTGCGGCCTCTAGGCGGCGCTTGCGGCGGTTGCGCTCGGCGGCGGTCATTCGATTGCATCCTGCGCAAGGGCGGCGCGTGCAATCTTCACATTGTGCTGCATTTCGGGATCGCCAAGATCGTTGATCATCATGTAATCAACTTCTGCATCAACCATTGCGGTCAACGCTGCCCGCAGCTGTTCAATCTCTGCCTGTGCGGCGTCGTGCAGATCGGCGCGGACGTAGCGTTGCGCCTTGCCGTCGCTTTGTCCCATACCTGATCCTGGCACCACATGCGGCCATCTTCAGTGTATTCTGCGGCTTTCGGCTCTAGCCAGATTTCGGCATGGTCACTCATTTTTTGTCTCCTGTGGCAGTGGCTTCCATCGTCTTTTTGCTTCGTTCATCATCCTGCGCCCTCTACGTCAAACGCGTCGAACACGACCGGCATTCCACGATCCGTCCTTGCCGCAACCCGGTTAGCATCAACCATCCGCTCGAACGTAACCAGCACATCCCTAAGCGGCCCGCTAATCGCCCGCAGGCGCTGCCCCTCGTTGTATTGCGTGACCTCATCGCGGCTGGCGCTGTTAATGCGCTGAGCGGCCTTATACGCGCTGTCAGCGTCATCCATGAACCCTTGCAGGCCAAGAACGCCATCGCCGCCGATCAGATCGCGCTTAGGCACGGCCATGAGCGTGCTGGACAGGTGATCAATCTGCGTGGCCGCAAAGTAGTTGTGATCGTCTAGGTCCATTACGATGTAATTCGGCAGGGCTGGCACGTCAAACGCGGTCCAATCCCGATCGCCCGAAAGTCGCTTGAACTCCATCCGCTTGCCGCACCATGCGGTTACACCTATCCGGCGCAGTTCCTCGACAACCCAGAACTGCTTGCGGATCCAGTTGACCCGCACGGGCTTGCCTTCTTCCTTCGCGACGGGTGCATGCGTGTCGCGGCATTGCCCGCCTGAAACGTATCCTAGATATTTTGTCATGCTTTGCCTTTCTTGTTCCATGGCGTCCAAGGCGTCCAAGCGACGTCTATCGCGTCCAGCACCCCAAGCGCTATGGCGGCTTGTCGCAATGCTAGCGGCGTATGTTCACGGCACAGTGCGGCGTTGGCGATCAACAGCGGGATGTCGGCGGGCTGGACTTGCAGCCATTCCGGCAAGGTGGTGGCGCGGCGTGTGTCAGTCACCCCAAATCCTCCATTGCGATCAGCGCGGACAGGATCGCCAGTAGCCACGCGCGCCTTCGCGGCGTCTACGTCGTCCGGCATGCACCACCCTGCGACGTGTACGTATCCCGCCTTGACCATCTTGCGTTGATGCTGGCGCTTCTGCGCGCGGGTTGTCTTGTCAGTCATTGCTGTCCCCCTGTCATATAGGCGACCATGCGCCGTGTTGCTTCGATGTGGCCGTGATCCGGCCCGTATGCTGCGCGCCATCTTTTAGGCTCTCGATGGATCGCAATCTTGCTGGTGTCAAAGTTGCCTTGGTGGCATCCATCGCAGAGTGGAATGCAATCCGAGTCTGGCGTTTTTCGGTTGCCACCACGATCCATGATGCAGTGGTGCGCCGTGGTCGTGGATAGCTGCGTTAGCCCGTAGGTATCGCAGATGATGCATGGCAGTGACCGGACTTGGCCCATGTATGCCAGATCCGCCTGCCCCTGCGCGCTTGCCCGCTTTGCCGTTGCGCTTTGCGGACACCTGGGGCATCGCATTTGGCTTGCTCGTAAACCCGGTGCGCTTCATCGTGCCTTTCTTTCCTTTTGCTCTGACCATGCAATGCTGTGCCGGTCGCCGTACTCCTGTATGACCGTTATCAGATCAGCCATATGTTTGACCGATAGTCTGCTTGATTTAAACCCGACAGGA